CGGACTTGGTAAGCGCATCAACTATCTGCTTCAGGAGGAGCCAAACCCGATTATGACGGCTGGCAGTCTGTGGGAGCTGGTGACCATCAACCGCCTGCTCTACGGCAACGGCTTTGTGTATATCGAGCGCGACCAGATGGGATTCCCGATGCACTTGTGGCTGGTGCGCGAGGGTGGTTACAACCTCGTGGACGGCACTTACAACATCTCGTATCTCGGTGCCAACGGCTATGTGTTCAAGGTGAATGTGCCGCGTGAAGATGTACTACACTTCCCGAACACCTTCCGAATGCAGAACGGCTTCTGGGGTGTCGCAACGCTTCAGTATGCCATCGATACACTGAGTCTGAACAAGACGTTGAAACAGCAGGCACTGGAAACGGCTGCAAAGGGAGGTCGTGTGAAGTTGCTCATCGGCGAGGAAAAGCCCACGAGTGGACAGGGCACGCTTGCCTTTGGCATGTTCAATAAGGATCAGATGAACGAGTACGCCCGCGAGTTGCAGCAGAAGATGTATGCCGGTCAGGACATCCTGGCGATTCGAGGTCTTGATAAGGTGACGAATATCTCGATGACCAGTGCCGAGATGCAAGCAGTCGAGCAGGTTGGCATGACCGACGACGACACCGCAAGGTTCTTCGGTACACCACGTCCACTGCTCATGCTCGACACGAACTCGCACTACAACGACTACCAAAATGCGACGATGGAGTATCACACCAGAACCATCCTGCCTGACAAGAGCGACATGGAGAAAGAGATATTCCGCAAGCTCATAGGGTGGCAGGATTATGGTTTCCGTAGAATCCACATCTGCGAAAAGCCACTGCTGGCGATGGACCCCGAAAGACAAGCTAAGGTTGACTTACTGAATCTCCAGACTGGCGCAAGCACTGTCAATGAACTGCGAGCCGAACACGACCGTCCGGCAGTCGAAGGTGGCGACGAGCCAATGGCAAGTGCTAACCTGATGACGCTGAAGGCTCTCATCGCCAAGAGCAACGCGGCTACGACGTTGCAACCTGGCAACTACACGGTAGAAGAACCCAAAAATGACAATAGTAATGGAAACGAAGATGGCAAGTGAGAAGGAGCGCGAGGAAATTGAGCGCGAGATGCAGGCCAAGCCACGCATCCGAACAGCGGTAAACCCAGAACGTAGTTTTGCTGGATAGTTAGTAATCATTTAATCGAAATAAGACAATGAAGCAAGTTAGATTCATCCCCATCGAGACCTGTGGCCTGCAAGTGCGAGAGCCGCAGGAAGGACAGAACGAAAGCCGCACCATCGAGGGTACGCCTATCGTCTTTGGCGTTAGAAGCGTAAACCTTACCCCGTGGAGCGACACACGCGAAGTCTATGAGGTATTGGAGCCTGGTTGTATCACAAACGACCTCTTGCAGCGTTCGGACGTGATCCTGAATTTAAACCACTCCAATATGGTTCCAGACGTGCTTGGTCGCTGTCGTAACGGCAAAGGTACGCTCTCGCTCGATCTGCGGGAGAATAAAATGGACTGCCGCTGTGACATCGCCCGCACCCCTAACGCCGACGCTGCCCTTGAACTGATGCGGCGCGGTGACATCACCGGCATGTCGTTCGCTTTCGAGGACGACTACCAAGACTCTGAGAACGGCGTGAGCTACGAGCGCACCAGCGAGATGCACGACGGCAAGGAAGTGTGGCTGCGCCACGTTAAGCGCATCACCGGCCTCTATGACGTGGCCATCGTGACACACCCTGCCTATGAGCAGACATCAGTCGGTGTGCGTGAGCAGTCGGAGGCTATCGACAATGCCATCGAGGAGCAACTGAAGCGCGAGTGTGGAGGTGGCTCTGACGACGACGAGGCAAAGCGCAAGGCTGAGGAAGAAGCCAAAGCCGAAGAGGAACGCAAAGCAAAGGAGGCCGAGGAAGCCGCAAGGCGTGAGCAGGAAGAGCGTGAACTGGAAGAGCATGCCGAGCGTGCCCGTCAGACCCGCGAGCTCCGCTTCCGTATGCAGCGCATGAAACTCTTTAACAGAAAATTTTAAGTTCACAATAGTATTAACATTTAAAAAGTATTTCGTATGAAAGAAATGACAAAGACCCAGATTCAGGAGCGTCAACTCGCTGTATGGGACAAGATCGACGAGATGGATGAGTTGCGCTGCAAGCGCGAGAATCCTGTGTTCACCGAAGAAGAGGCCATCAAGTATGACGCTCTGATTCGTGAGAGTAATTCACTGTCAGCCCGCGCTGAGTCAATGGCAAGCGGCAAGGCTCTGGAGAATATCCGCGAGCACAAGTCGAAGAACGCCATCCTGCGTGAGTTCTTGCAGAAGTGTGTTGAGACACGCTCAAACGCTTCTACTATCCTGATGAATCCCACCGAGGGTGCAGGGGCTGGTGAGACTAATGAGATCGCCAACTTGGAGGCTGGCGGTGCCATTCCTCTGACTATCAACGAGCTCATCGACACCAAGGTTTCAGGCATCGAGTTGCCTGCTGACCTGAAGATCGTGACTGGCGTGACTGGTAACGAGATTTGGCCGTACTCTACCAACGATGTCGAGTTCACCGTTGCAGGTGAGGTCGAGAAGGTGGGCGAGCAGGCTCTGAACTTCGCCAAGATCAGCGCAACACCTAACGCTGTTGCCGCTAACGTGGCTGTCTCTCATCGTGCTATTGCCAACGCAGCCTTCGACCTGCTTGGCTTTATATCTTACAAGCTGACCAAGGGTCTTGCTATCTTCCGTGCCCTGCACGCTTACGCTCCCGTCAACTTCGGCAACGACCTGAAGTCACCGTTCTACGGTGCCGACGTGGTAGAGGTTGCCCTCGATGAGAATGTAGGTAAGAACATCGCTATGGAGGTTGCCAAGATGTACGACCTCGGCTTCGAGGGTGTGCCCTACCTCACAATGGATAAGGTCACAGAGACCGAGCTGGCCTACACCAAGGCTATCCCCGGCACCGCTGGCGACCGCACCGTTGTTCAGGACGGCAAGTGTGTAGGCTATCCTATGACCGTCAGCCCATACGTGAACTACATCCTCGATGGTGGCGTACCCAAGAAGGGCACTGACCGCTTCATCGCCGTTGGTCACTGGGGCTACGAGGCCATGCAGATCCACGGCCAGGTGATGTTCAACGTGGACGCTCAGAGTGCCGAAGTCTTCTCTCGTCGCACGGTTGTTGTGTCACTTGCCCTCGACATGTCTATGACTGAGCTGTCAAGCAAGGTCAACGGCAACATCTCTGGCAAACCACAGGCATTCAAGCTCATCAAGCTCGTGGAGGAGCCTACGACCCATTAATATCTCTCGCTGAAATCTTTTGAGATTACTTCATGGTTTCTTGCCGACGGGCTGCTCCGATGCAGCAGCAAAGGCTGTCAGTCCGTCGGTTTCCATTAAAACAAGCAAGCAGCAATGAAACAAGTCGATGAAATCATCTACGACGCTATCAAGGCAGACACCGAACTCATGACCGCCATCGGTGGCCGTGTAGAAAGTACCTGTTTCGAGGTGTCACCGACTGAAGCGGACAACACGCCCGTCCCATACATCATTGTGACCGATGACGGTTTCCAGAACCAGGTCGAATCAAAGGATGAAGGATGGGAAGGCAGCGAAGACCGCACGCAGACGGGTGTGGAGGTTGCTGCCGACAGTCCGAAGGAAGTGAAGCGTCTCATCCGAATGGTGCGCCAAGCCGTGAACGCTTACATCGAACAGATGTGGGATGATGGCGAGGACATCCCCGAATTAGACAGCCTATCTTCCGACGGTCTTGCTTGGGACTGGACGAAACCATGTTATTATCAGAGATTGAATTACCAATGTATCACTAAAAGCGAATAAGCAATGAAAGGTCAGAACTTACGAATCTTAATCGGCTCTCCGGCCAAATGCGTGGCCTTCTCGACCTCGTGTACCTACCATCTTAGCGCGACCTTGGAAGACAGCTCGACGAAAGACGATGCGGGAGGCTTCCAGAAGCAGGAGGTGACGGGTATGGCTGGCGACATCTCATGCGACGCGCTCTACTCGACGGAAACCGACGCTACAGGTGTCAACGGTGAGAACGCGCTTGACATGTTGTTGGCTGGTCAGGAGGTAGATGTGGAGTTCTCAGCCACAACTGGCGACAAGAACCGCACTGAGACAGGCAATAAGTACACCTGCAAGGCTCTCGTTAACGACATCAGCGTGAACGCTGCCAATCGTCAGAACGTGACCTACACGATCCAGATGCAGATGAACTCTAAGCCCGTAAAATCGTAGCGTCACGCACGCGCTCAGCAGCCGCTCCTGAAGAAGTGAGTGGCGGCGATGACGCAAACGAGCAAGCTGCTGAATAAATCTCTCTCTTTGGCAGTAGTGCCATATTCATAAGCATATTTAGTTTGATGAAGCCCGCCGAGGCAGACAACTGCACGGCGGGCATTTTACAAAAAAACAAGAAATCATGATTACAGAAAAAACCATCAATATTTGCGGCAAAGACGTGACACTCAGGTATTGTGCAGCCGCAGAGACAGGATTTGAAAGACTTTCAAACAAGCCCGCAACCGTATTCACACCGAAGCTCGAAAAGAACGAGAAAGGGGAACTGATTGTCGTCGGTCAGCCAGAAGCCACGACCGAAGACATTATCCGACTGGCATACGCTGCCATCATCGCAGCCCATGCAAAACGGGAACAAGACCCGCCTGTGACAGTCGAGGAACTGCTGTTCGATGCAAGTCCTACTGAAATCACCACACTCATGACTGCGGTGATGGAGCTGAGAAATAAATGGTACGAAATTCCATCGACCGTGAAGAACGAGGAAAACAAGAAGCACGACGGTGAGCCAAAAAACCACCAAACGCCTACGAAACGTTCCAAACGTGCGTAGGCGAGGTCGGAATCCCGCGTCGCGAATACCTCTACGATATGGAGTATTGGGAAATCCTGCTCATCGTCAGAGGCTACCGACAGAGACACATCCTACAGTATCAACTGCAACGCCTGAACGTGTGGGCCTCGATGTTCTGTATGGGAAATCCGCAGCACAAAGAGCCGCAGGAGATCGTACCGCTATACTTTGACAAAGACGAGGACGACGACGATGAGCTGCCAACGGACGACGAGGTTGAGCGCACACGAAGGGAGATACAGGAAGAAAACGAGAGAATCAAAAATAAATCATAGGGAACGTAATAATTCACGATTTAGGTATTTGACTTTTGCAAGGGTGGGAGAATCCGCGAGGACTCTCCCACTCGCTTTGTCTACCAGTTAACTGTTGCATCCTCTACCCATTCGTCGTCGCTGCTGAGCGTCATGCTTCTGCCTGCGCCAACGATACCGCCAGCATACGACGTGATGTGATTCCGAAGTATGGGCACGTCTGCAATGGCCACAGAACCAATCACAGATTCATCAGAAGCTACGAGCGAGACGGTGACAGACACCTGCCAGGACGACGCGCCGCTGATGGTGTAGAACGAGGCCGAGAGATTGGTAGTACCGATGTATGAGTCTGGGATGTTCACGTACAACGGTGTGGATGCGCTCCTGACCGCATCACCAGTCTTATAGTTTAGACCGTAGTACCATGAGGAAGGCGACACAACCATCTTTGCAGCACCAGTCGGCACGACATCTGTCGCTGTGATACGCAAGCGACCAACGCAACGGTTGAGCGAAACCGCCTGTGTGCTGCCAGATGACGGTTGAACATTCAGCGTTAGCGATCCATGAAACGAGTCGCGCACGGCAGACCATACAATCGTGGCTGCATCGATATCGACCACTGGATCACTGCCGCGAGAGGCGACGAAGTAGAAGGCGTGTT